GATGACTTGCGGCGAGTACTCACTCGTCCTGCGTACATCCAATAGTACTTACCAAGAGAGCCGTTATTGATGGCAACGGTAATCCCGTCTTGAGTACCAATGAAGTAATAGGTGCTGCTGTTGCTTGAATGAACATGGATACGAGCGACAGTTGTATTAGCAATAAATCCAGTACTGAAGTTTGGAGTAGTAGTGCCATCGAAAGAGTTAGCACTGGTCCAGCCAGCCGTAGTTGACTGAACACTCAGACGATAAAGCAAGTTATTGATGCTTCGGCCCATATAATATAGGTAGCCTGCACCATTGTAGATTGCTTGAAAGTTGTGAGGTTGCTGTCCGGGAACTATCGATCCAAGATTTGGAGAGCCTGCATTGTTCCAGGCATTGGCTGTAACATTGTAAGAATACAAACCACTACTGGTAGCATCGTCTAATGCTGTGTAAATCACGTCTGAGGTGAAGATTGAGGCTGTTGATGGTATATAGACATAGTATTGTCCGCTAGTTCCACCAGAACCAAAAGTAAAGCTGTTAGTACTTCTAGCTATAGGAGCTGATGTCAAAGTAGTGTAACTATTTCCAGATATCGAATATTTATAGAAGTTTGTAGTGTTGTTGCCCTGGGCAATGTATAGAGTATCAGACCCATCCCAAAGAACGAATCCCTGGAGAGCAGCAGTGGCCCATGGTACTGAGGCCGCTCTACTATGAGTATTGGTGTCAATATCGTACTTCCAAAAACCATCGGCCGCTACGAAGCTAGTATTTGATAGATAATAGACAAGCCACTTATCATTTACTGCGTCATAAACGACTTCATAAGAACTGTTTGAAACAATATATCCAGATGGATTTGCTGCACTAAGATATGAATCTCCGGTTGCAATGTCGATGATCTTAAATTGAGTGCTAGTTGCAGTTGCAGGAGAAATAATATAACGATCTCCAATATATCTATGTGTATGAGGAGCGCTATTCGAACCCGATGTGATAGTACTGGGAAATGAAGACAATGTAACGCTTGTTGCATTGTTTGGAACAACTGGTCCAGTTGCACTATCTAATCTCCATTCAGCGATATATCCGTTCCATGAACTAGAAGTACCACCAGCAATCAGAGACTCACCAAGTACACCATATTCGTTGAGTCCACCATGAGCGGTATTCGAAACTGGCAAAGCACCAGAAGGTGTCAATGATCCAGTATCAAGGAAGGTAGTCACGCCACCACCCCAAATTGTTACAAGCTTGGTTTCAGCACCAGTGGCTCTGCCATAGATGTTGTACCCCACAGCTCCTGATACAAAGCTCCAAGTCAAAGTGACGGTGCTAGTACCAGTTGTAGTAGTAGCAGAAGTCTCAGTTGAAGCTAGTGTTTCACCGGTAATACCAATCGCACTGATTCGATAGTAGTAGGTGCTAGCAGCTAGAGTACCACCAGTAGTTCCAGGGGTGAAAGTCCCATTTACGGGGGTGGACATTGGAGTACCACCAGGTGTGTACCAAAAGTGGTAGCCACGAAAGTTCACATTAGGAACACAACGAGAAGGGTGAGCGCTATATTTGATTACTCGGTTGGTCGTAACATCAGCGTCAGATACCCGGATAATCATCGGGAACTTACCACTCGATCCACTACTCTTGAACACAAGGTCATCGGACGCAAGAGTATCAATCAAGGTCCAGCCATTGGCCTGCATGAAAGTAGACAGTGCGGTGATGATGGCGTCCGAGCCAGTCGCAGATCCGGTTGAATATGCCATGTGTTCTTAACTCCTGACTCTAAGATTGGGTTTACTCACCCACGAAGCTGATTAGAACGTCATCGTCTAGACTCAGGATCAAAGGCTTTTCATATGGTTGTACAGAGATCAAGTCGTTACCCACTCCGAAGGTAGGGCTGATGACAGTAACGGATAGAACTCCATTAACTGCCTGGGCAACGCTGATGATGTCAGAGATTGCGACGGGATCGCCTACTCCAGTTCCATTGACTAATGAAGCAACGGCAGACCTTACCTGGTCTTCGATATCTGTGGTGTTAATTCCAGTACGAACTCGCAAGGACAACGATACCTGAACCCTACGAACTAGAGGTCCTTGGATATTAACTTGCGCACCGGCTGCAATGACACCCGGATAGGTGCTAGTGTCAGATTCATCCCCATAGCCAACCTTATTAGCTTCAGCAATCAATCCAATGCTGTGTTGGTATCCATCGATACCAGTTGCTAGGACTTCTGAGAAGTTGAGTTTATCGAGACTCGTGAGGATAGAGCCTGCCGAAGTACTGATCTTCGAATAACCGGCTTGAGTATCAAACTTGACATCGGCCAACAAGGAATTGGAGGCATTTACATTGATGCTCTGAATTCGCTTGTAAAGCGTGCTAGGAGCTGCCTCAACGATTTGGACTAATCCAGCGCTCGTACCTAGGGCTCCTACACTAGACACCGCCTGAGGCGTCCTGGTAGCCACGCTGAGGGCAAATTTCCAACGGTTGTTGGTGTTCCCGATGTTATAGGTGGTCAAATCGATAGCCGAGACAGTCCAGGTACCAAGGTTATTTAGACCCCATAGGCTTGTATTAATAATGAGCTGATCACCCGGTATAATGGAATCGTAAGTCAAGAAGGCTAGGTCAGCTTGATTGACTTCTTCAAAGACGTTAGTATTGACGATCCAGAAGATATTGTTTACGGTATCAATCCGAACAATCCGAAATAGACCCTGATTACGAATGTTTACGATATTGCCAGGGTTAGTAATTTTATCGCTGATATGGACCCAATCACCTTCCTGAACTCCAGTCAGCGTCGGAGATCCGCCACTACTATAGGCAAAGGCTACAAAGTTGCCGTGCTTTTCAATCTGCCAAGTCATTCCGGCAATAGGACCGGACGTAGTACCTGACCAATCCCAAGCCTTGGTGCCAGTGTTATTGAAAATCACGTTACCAAGTACATCTAGGCTGCTTAGGTTAGTGTTAGCGTCAATGCGAGCTTTTGGTACTGCAACCGAGTTCTGGACGGACATCCAGTGTCCTGCAACCATACCTTGAGTATCGCTATAAGCTACATTTACAACCGAATACTGGCTTCCAACTGCAACGGCAGCTCCAAGCACTGCCGAAGTGATAGCATTGGCAGTGCCACCCTGAACCTGAACGCTTCCACTAGAGCCCACAGTGAGTGTAGCAATCTGGGGGCGTCCGCCACGATTGGCCACTACGATCTCACCGCTGGCGAACAAACCACCTGGCCCTGAGGTATTAAGGTAGTTTGATACATTATCGGCAGTAATAGGTACCAAACGCACATCTTCATTTGCGAAGTCTGAGTTGGTAGCCAAAGAAGCTGTTACTGGATCTTTGAAGGTGAAGATAAAGTCTGTAGCGGGGGTTCCTGGGGTGTTGGTAGTCCAAACGTGATTGATACCATCGCTTAGGTAATACCACGGATCGGTACCACCCAGACCATTAGGAGAAGCCTCATAGGTGGCATAGAGGATCGAACCACTAGAGTCAGAACCAGTACCAACAGCAACGGCAGTCACAGGACTATTAGCCAGAGCGTTCACAGCCGCTGCGATAGCAATGATGGTACAACTACCAGCATTGAGGGGGAAGATGGTCAGATTGGAAGTGCTATTGATTGCAGCCCAAGTCAAGGTTGCGGTTACGGTACCAACCGTAGGAGATTGACCACTCAGATAGCTATCCGAAAGAGTCTGGGTCTTGATGCTTTGATTGAAGTTTGAAGGCAAGCTGGACGCAGCGCTGAGATTGAAGATATCTCCAACCAAGGCAGTTGAGGCCCCCAAACCTACCGGAGAAGTATCATAGCTGACAGTTCCCACGTTAAGAGTCGATGAAATTGCTGTAGTACCTTCAACATAGTTGATTTGAGTGCCACTTGGAGTTTCAAGGACGGTATGGATACCAATCGTGAAACCAGCACCGGTACCAGTGGCGTTGTAGTTCATGTACAATTGGTTACCAACCGAGAATCCATGGTTGGTAATGCCAGTGGGAAGGGTAAGGATGAGCTTAGCTACACCATATTGAGTATTGGTTGCATTTGCTACTGCGGTACCACCAGCACCAGTAACACTTAATTGCTCACCAGCCAGAAAGTTTCCTGTAACTCCAGTCAATATAATGGTACCTGAAGCTCCGCCAGGAGCACCACCAACAACAGCAGAGATAGTGCCTGATGCTAGGCTAGTTTTACCAGTAACAACATTTGTAACCACCCAACCAGATGTCTTGGAGTTGTAGTCCAATCGAACTTCACGAGAAGCCGAGCTGATTGGTAGATTGAAAGTATAGACGTAGGTGTAGAGGCCGCTAGATGGGCCGGAAGTTACTGCATAGCCTAGTTTGGTGGTGTTACTATCCAGGATACCAGTTCTGGCTGCCCCACTAGGAAGAGTGACTCCAATGTCTACGTATTGGTCTAGGTAAGGATTTGCCGAAACCGCCAATGGAGCGCCTGGAGCGGTCGGATACACGTATTGAATCCTGGCATCATTGCCATCTGGACCAAGGCGGTTGTATCGCCACAGCACAGTCTGATTGGTATCGACACCAAGAGACTGACTAGATTTGGTTCTACCTGCCATGAAGACCGCAAAGTCGGTCCAATCCATGGTAGTACCAAAAGTTTCAGCTAGACTGACGTTGCCGTTGTCTTTGTCGTGCAAAGTGACGGTAGAACCATAGGTGCCACTCGAAGGAGTACCACGCCTGTACATAGGCATCACGAATCTATGGCTAGTAGTATCGCCATCCAAAAGGACAGTCATCTGATCCACTGCTGTCATCGCATAGTGACTAGCAGCGTAAAGGCGATCCCCAGGGAACCAGTTCTCGACCACACCCCTACGAAGAGTCAACGTAGAGCCAGAAATGACGGCAATCGGAGTATAGAAACCCTTATTACCGATCTTACCTCCAGTACCATCATCGAAGTCCTTAAGAGCTACCATCAGTTTACCTGAGGTGATCTGCCCAAGGGAGGTCATGGTGATACTTGTGGTTGAACTGATAGAGCTGACAGTTTCCACTTCGAAAGCTGGCGTACCAGTCTCAGGGTTACCAGCTTCAATAGCCGCTAAGTGGGAAGTCTGATTGACAGTAGCAGAAGCTACCGGTAGGGTAAGTTTCAAACCTTCCGAGTTAGCTGCTACGAGGGCAATATCTCCACCGATAGCAAAGCGATTAGTACGTACACGAACCTTCGTAGTACGATAAGTACTTGCTGTAGCTCCACGTAAAACGATTGCGGCAGCCAGGCTTGTGGCTGTGTAGTTGCTGCTCTGAGGGATGAAGACTCGTTGTACTTGAGCATCTGTACTGACGACAATTACGCCACCGCTTGTAAGAGCATATGTGGCTGGAGTATTCCAACTCGTAGGACGTTCAATTTCTACCCAAAGTCCACTTGGATCGAGACGAGCTATACGCCAAGCACCTTGGTTAAGTTGGTTAACCGCAGAGTCGTTAACGATGATCCAGTTACCTAGAACTGCGTTAGTGAATACAGCCGTAGTAGCGGCAATTCGGACCCTCTTGCCCCAGGCGTTTGTAGCAATCAAACTCCAGGTCAAGCTAGTGCCGGGTCCAATTCCCGTTTTGACAATTTGAGCGTCACCATCAACAACAAACCAGAGTTCAGCTCCGTTTTGGCCGCTCACGCTTGTGGTCACGTTACTAATAGTGATTGTAGATATATCGGAGGATTCCAAAAATCCACGTGTAGCCAGAGAACCAGCAGTGAGTTTGTCATCCACCGCCAATATTAGACTGTCTTGAAGGCGTATCTGACCTAGGTTTCTATCAAGTTGATAGTCGAAGTTCTTACCAATGCTAGTCTCAATAGTAAACACACCTTTGCTGACAAGGGTACAGGCTCCTATAGCAACAGAAGCGGTACTACTTCGACCACGATTGGAAGTAATGGTAATGGTACCACCAACCACCTCGGCAGTGATGCCGGGAATCTTAAAGTTGAAGACCTGAGCCCATGAATCGATGCTATTGGTGGTGCTGACGTGGGTATAACCAGTACCAGCATTCACGAAGTCTGCATCGGTGATAGTAGACAAACTACCAGGGATCAAAATCCCATCCACAGTGATGGAAAGAGTCTCTCCACTGGCCAAGTTTGAAGCCCAAGCCCCTTGTGGATTACTCGTCACAGTAGCAAGCTGACCATCCTTAGAAAGGAGACGGTCATTCTTGTAGAGACGAAGACTATCCGACCTACCAGAGCTGAAACCAAGCACTGGATTGGCATCCGTGAAGCCGGTTGCTGGCGATACGTTCTGAATGTCTTCATTTGTGTCCGCTCGTGCAAAACAAGCGACCTGAGTACCATTATTGACGGTTCTAGCACCGAACAAAAGGGTAGGATCCCCATTGATGGCAGCCTCAAACTCAAAAGCACTAGCTGAGGTAATGCTACGGAACTCAGAGGCACTGAAAAGATGTTGTGAGAGCTGCCCACCAACCAAAAAGGCTAAGGTCATACCTGCCTGGAGAACGAACGGGGCTACCAGTGTGGTAAGAGCATAGGCTTTGGTTACAGGACGACCTGAAACAAGCTGAAAGTACTGTTCACCACCCAAAGCTTCATCTACGAGAGTCTCATAAGCGATTCCAATTGAGCTTTCCTCATAGCCAGTACCATCATCGATATACAAAGTAGTTGGATAACCAGCTCTGGTGACTACTGAGGCGCTGATAACTGTCTTATTCTCGTCAGGAGCAGTAATGCCGACAACGTTGGTTTCAATAGCTAGGGCAGTACCTTTAGAACGGCTTTGACGCTCATTTCGGATGCGTTCACGGTAAGTATTGTCATCTTCAGTAGCTAGACCGTTGGTGTAGGGAAGACCATTAGTAACAGAAGCACCTGTAAAAGGAGCTGAAACGAATTGGCTAATGGCCCCTGAGACTACATTTCCAATTACACCAGGAGTTTGACATACCACGCTGATGCTATCGATCTCTGTTTCTCCATCTGGTAGGGTGGAGTCGAATAGAGTTTTGAACTGAACGCTTGTAGCAGCGTTACTTTGAGCTGTTTGAACCAGAGTTCCAGATGGAATTACTCGATTTCCACCTTGAGCAAGGATTACAGATTCTCCAAG